ATCCCCAGTTTTTCTATCGTCCGTGATGTCTTTAATTGTCTTTTCCGTCTGTCTTTCTATATAGGTAAAGGACCTGCCGTTTTTGGCAGATGTAGACCTGCCGTTTTTGGCAGGTTTTTCCTGCCGTTTTTGGCAGATGCCGTTTTTGGCAGGTGTGGATAATTCCCACGTCTCAAAATCCTTGTTGATTTTCGTCTCTCCGCTCCTCTCTCGGGCTATCATGTTTGCCTTTTTCAGCCATGCGATTGCCTTGCAGACCTGACGCTCCGGCATGTCCGTCATTTCCATCAGCTTTAGGAGGGGTATGTGCTCGGACTTTTTATTGAACCCCCACGTCAGACGTATGATGGCGTCGAACACGCTCCTGGATTGCGCCGGGATGCGGCGCGACAGCAGCGCATCCCATAGCTCATTGGCAATTCGTAGATAGCCGTTTTGTGTCTGCGGACTGGCCATATCACTTCGCCTTCTTTCCTCCGGCTTTCCGGGAAGGCGAGGTTTTACGGATCAACTGATAGCTCCAAACCGTCCCCTCGACGTGCTGCGTCTCGATGTCCAGACCCCACTTGCTGCGTAGGTCGTGGATGCGGGAGCCGAGGCGGGCCGATGATGGGCCGCGTACCCCGTACACCCGGCGCAGTATCTCCGGCACCTCGTGGACCTTTTTGTCTTTCAAGACCTCCATCAACCTCTCAATCTGCGTGGTATTTTCGACCTGCATAAATAAAAAGTTCGGTTTTACCGGGGTTAAAAGTGCTTTTAGTTTTAGAGACTCAACCCATCCGGCGGCGGGACGTTGATGCCCATTTCTGCGGCGTCCGCTATGCACCTATCGACGTACTCCACCATTTCCCCGACCGATAGCGTCGCCGTGCTCCCCGGCATGTGATATTCCTTCCCGAACAGGGTCAGAATCTTGCGGGGGAGGTGGCGGCGCTTTTCGATTTCGTGTATCTCGTTCGCGCTGTAGCCCGTATGCTCGGCCATGAGCGGAAGGACTACACCGAAGTAATATGCGTTTTGTTTTAGGGTTCTGTTCTTTTTGTATTTTTTTAGCGTTAATTCAAGCAGCTCGCCCTCTTTGAAGTTGGTTAAATATTTATCGAAGAATGGCCTATCTCGGATGATGAGTTCCCCTCCTTCGACCGTCGAATGAAAAACGGGAGAGGTCATACATGCTTCCATGACCTTCTTGTCATTATCGCGGAAACAGTAGAACGTGGTATTCCCAGCATTTTTGCCACGATTTTTTGCTGAGTGCCTTTACACAGCTCTCTTACACTTTTCACAAAGGCTGCGCTGTATTTGTTCATCCCGTGTTTTTCGCCTCGGTTGTCCGTGCCGTGATCGTGTCTATCAAGTTGGTTCTCGCTGTAAGTCCCCCATTTTAGATTTCTAACCCTACAATCAAGCGGATTCCCGTTAAGGTGACGGCATTGGTAGCCACTTGGTGATGGCCCAACGAATGTCTCGAGAACAAGTCGATGTATATATTTTTTATATATCTTCCCATCCTTGGCTAAGCCTACTTTCTTATACCCGTTTGCAATGTATGTTTTTAATTGTCTGGGCGATCTAGGGGTCGGTTGATTTGACCTTTTAACTGTAGATAGAACAGCTCCTACATCGTTTATGTAATAACCGCTAAACCCCTGAATTGGCTTATATCCATTAAGCTTTTTGTCTCGTATCTCCGGGGCCATATTTTTTTGTTAGGTACTTTTTCATTTGCCCCAGGTTAGCCTTGGGGTATTTCGCAAGGTCCGCATCGGTCGCGTGATGCAGCGCCAGGAAGCGATGCTTTTCCTTGTCCAGCCCCGGCCCGAGGTGGGACCAGGCGCACGCCCGGATGATTGACCACTTCTCGTTGCATTGGCGGCCGGCAATAACGAAGGCGTGCTCCATGGTCGAACGTCCCGAGCAGATATGGTCACGGAAAAAGACCGCCCTTTCGCAGAGCGGCCTTTCCCGTGCAATCTCCTCAAAGACGCCCTTTGGCGTCTTGTGCATACCCGTCTAGGACAGGTTTAGAACTTAGGCGCGGCCCATCCTCTTGCGGATGATGGGGTCGCACATCCAAAGGCCATGGCCGCCATTTTTCAGCTTCCCAATGGTCCACCGGGTCGCCCAATCAAGGTCGAAAGCCTTGTCATTCGGCACGCCCTTCTGCCAATGGCTGTTGATCTGGAACGGGCCGCGGTCAACGCTCGACGCTGGCTTGTTCCCGTTGCCATTCACGGCGTACACGTCCAAGCGGCTCTCGCACCGGGCCAGCTCCACGAGATAGTCCGGGTCGTTGTATCCCTCCTCCCAAGCGATGCGTCGGATTTTGGCCTCGACGATGGCAGGGTCGGTGCTGGTGCTCGTGATTTCCTCCGGCACGTCACGCAGCGGTATATGCTTCCGCAGGCTGTTGATGGTGTCTTGGGTCGTGAAGTCGCACTCCAACCCGTCCTGGCCGCGCTTGCAGCCTTCCGGTAGCTCTTGGGCCAGGGCCTCATGCTCCGGCAGGAACGGCGTGAAGCGTTGGGCGGTATAGGCGATGGCCCCGGTCAACGCGATGGCCATGCAGAGGATGCCGATATGTCGCAACGTCATGTCGCGGCCATTCACAAACTCACCGGCGCGATTGCGCCGGTATTCGATGATTTTGTTCATATTGTGTTTTTAGCTTTGTTTAGTGTGTGTTTCTGATATTTTTTCGCGTAGCTGTCTTACTTTTTCCAACGTCAAAGCCAACTTGAAGCCCCGGCGTTTTTCCAGGGCTTCAAGCATGGCTAAGCGTTGCGCCTCCTCGCGGGTGGGCGTATAGCGAAGGTCCGAGAGAGGCATACTTAGAACGCCATCAACTCTGCCGCGATCCGTTCGACCTCCTGCAAGGTGTCGCGTTGATACATGAGCATCATCGTGACCTCCTCTTGCACCTGCTCCCGCGTGACTTCGATAGTGTGGAAGTCTTTGACCTTCAAGCGCGGGTCGTACAGGACGAAGTACAGCTTTTCGAGGTCGTCGTTCACGGCGAAGTATTGCACTACCTGGTAGTGGTACTCGTCCGGCACTTCGTTGGTCAGCACGGCCTCGATGTGGCGCGCCGAACCAAGGCATTTGACCTCGACAGCCTCTTTGACCTTCCCGCCCTTCTTGGGGGCGATAAAGCCGTCCGGGGAAACGGCGATGTGTTCGCCGTCCTCCCTGGTCCACATACAGAGGGATGTATCCACCTTCTTGCCCGTCGCGGCCTCGAAGCGCTCGATGGCCTCCGGCTCTAAGCGCTGGCCCCGGTCCATGGCGTTCTCATTGTCAGCCGGGATGCCGATGCGTTCAGCGATTAATTCGTAAAAGCCTATTTTCTTGCCCGTGCCGCGCTTGACCACGATGTCCTTTAGGCGCGACCCCGTGATACGGCAAAGCCGCCCCGCAAGCCATTGGTCGCGGTCCTCATAACGTATGATGTTCATATTAGGCTTTGGCTATTCGCGTTTTTAATCCGCCGATGATTCCTTGGGCCTGCACGCTCGTGATGTCCGTGATGGACACGCCGTAGTTTTCCCGGCACTTCTTGGCCACCTCAGCCTTGGTCAAACCGGCCTGCTGCGCCAGCGCGTCAATCTCGTCCTTTTGCTCCTGGGTCGCGGCCCCTTTGTTCTTGGCCTCGTCCTTCCCAAGCGGCGCGTCCGTATCCTCGTCGCCGGTCGTGATGCCCAGGACGTTGCAGAACGCTTGGCGCTTGGCGAAGGTCGCCTTGCCCGATGCTATTTGCGCTCCTGACATCAGGCCAGTCCCCATGCCTTCGGCTGTAAAGTCGCTCGTGTCGAAGTGTCCTGCCTTATGTTTCAAGATGCACGTCGCTTTTACGCTTCCATGCGTTTCCTCGATCTTGAAGCTGTAGCTGAAACCATGCTCTGCGATGAGTGATTTTACCTGCTTCACGATGCTATCGAGCGGGGCATAGTGGTAATCCACTTTCCCGCCGTTCTTCGTATCGAATTTTACCTTTTTATCCTTCTTGATGACCGGGCAGTCCGCTTGGAAGGCGGCCAGGGCGGCATCATATGCCTCCTTTGCAGCTTCGGCTTTCAATTCTTTTCGCATGGCCAAAAGTTTCTCGATGGTATCGACCGATAATCCCTTGTCCAATGCCTGCGCGATAAGCGTTTCTGCCGTTGGTGTAGGCGAAACAGCCACCGCTTGCGGCGGGGCTACGATGACTTCGTTTTGCATATTTCAATCTTCTATAGGTTCGTTAATGCCCGTGATGGGCGCGGTCCACTCGGCTAGCAGCTCGTCTATGTTCGGTTCCATATCAGGCCCCGATGAGGATAATGACCGCATCGAACAGACGCTTTATCGCTTTCCAGGACGTGAGCGATACTTCGTACTCCTTTCCGTTCACCTCCACCCTCCCATAATCTTCGCCAACCGTGGTCAGCTCGATTTTCATAATCATTCTTGTCTTTCCGGGTAGGCGGGGACACGTTATGCGACGCTCTGCCTTTTCAGAGGCCGTATTTGGCTCGTTTCTTCAAACCTGGCAGCGTGTCAACAGATATATTGTACGACGCAACTACGTTTGAAAAAAAGCCGCGCTTCGTGTCCCCGCCTACCCCTTAATGAGTAGTTTCTTCTGTTGTCAAAGGGTCTATGCCACTTGCGATCTACGTCCTCCGGCGTAGATAGGCTCCTGCCGATGTCCCGGTCAGGCTTACCTTGGCATCCCAACTTTCGCCTTCCGCTTCTCTAGCGCCTTCTCGGACAGTTTACGCATCTGGTCGTTGAACGCTTGGCTGTTGCCTGCGCGGTTCTTGCGGACCTCTGCGCTACGCTTGCCCATGAGTGAGGCGACTTTTGTGATGGCTTCCATATTCGGTGTACGACCATAATACAGCCTGCCCGAGCGTTCGGTCAAGTCTGCTATGCTTAGCGATTTAATGTGTCAACTGTGGATAACTACCCTACCCTCTCCCGGCGTTCTGCATCATGCCCGACAGTATCTTCGCGTCTAACTGCTCCTCGGTTGCGATTCCAAGTATCTTTTGCATGGTCTTGATGAGGACCAGGGCGCGCTTCTCCCCTGCCGATATCTTCATCCCGCACTTGCAATAGCCAAGGTGAAAGCGTTTTGACGAGTCCTCGCGGATCGCGCTTATCTCCACCACGTCCTCCGGCGACTGGCATCCTGTCTGCATCCCTATCCAGTACGTCCTCCCCATTTGCTGCGGCTTCCCTCCCCTTGGGTTGGTCAGCATGAGTATCTCCAACTCGTCTTCAAAGTGCTTCTGCACACGATTATTGCGGCTTGGCCGCGTTAAGAATGAGCCTTAGTATTGTGCCTCATACATGAGGGGCTGCAAGAAGATAAGCCCTACCGAAACCGGCGAGCGTTAGTTGAGCCATGAACACATATGGTATACTTTGTGCATATGCGAACCACCGTCTACAAATGCGACCATTGTAAGCGAGCTATCGGTGAGAAGCCGCACATCAGTTTGAGCTTCGGCCAGTTCTCCGGCATCGCCCTCCCGCCGTTCATATACGGCACTCCGTATTGGGGCGTGTTCGCTAGCCTCAATGGGAAGTTTTTGCACTTCTGCAGGCCCGACCATCTAGGCCAGTTCTTCGCCAAGCTCATGCAAGACGTGATGCTAGCAAACGAGGGAGAGGTCAAGCCGAACGCCGAGCGAAAGAAGAAATAGCTATGGCCACCCTTCGACAAAAGAACCTCGCCAAAGAGATAGTCGCTGCCGCAAAAAGCGGTAAAAAGACCTCTGCTGGGGCTATTTTGGAAAAGGTGGGTTATAGCAAGGCGACTTCTAGGGGTCGTCCAGGGGACATTATTGCCCAAGAGGGGGTGCAAGAAGAGCTAAAGGTTCTTGGCTTTGACCCTGAGAGCGCCATGAAGGTCGTGGCGAAGATTCTGCACGGCGAGAAAACACGGGACGAAGTGAAGCTCAAGGCATCCGAGCAAGTGTTCAAGGTTCACGGATCATACGCTCCCGAGAAGAAGCACATATCCGGCTCCATGAGCCTGACCGCGCTCTTGGTCGATGAGGTAGAGGACGATAACGAGGGTTTGATTGCCGACGATGGATGAGACGCTGGCCAAGGATAAGGAGCTGATGCGTCGGTTTCAGAAAAGCCCGACCTATTTCGTGCGTCGCATGTGGGGCCTCGTCCCGCAGCCAGTCAAACCCGAGTGCTTTGACGAGGTGAAGGCCTTGGTTGCATCAGGCAACCTCAAAGGCATCAAAAAGTCCCACTTCTCCCCTTTTGAGAAGGGCAAGCACATCACTTGGCAACAATGGCTCTTGCTGGTGGCCGTCGAGCTGGCCATCCGCGGCAAGGGTAAAAGGCGCATCAGCGTCAGGAGCGGCCATGGGGTTGGCAAGAGCTGTACGATGTCCTGGATAATCCTATGGGCCTTGTTCTGCCACAAGGACGCCCAAGTGCCTTGCACGGCTCCCACGTCGAGCCAGATGCATGACGTGCTTTGGAAGGAGCTAGCGTCCTGGCTCCGCAAGATGCCTGCGCAGATCGCCTCGCTCTACGACTGGTCGAGCGAGTATATACGCATGAGGGAAAGCCCCGAGACGTGGTTTGCCCGTGCTCGCACGGCCTCGAAGGAGAACAGCGAGGCCCTGGCCGGCGTCCACGGTCCTTTCGTCCTCATGGCGGTTGATGAGGCCTCCGGCGTCTACGAGGAGATTTACAACACCGCCGAAGGAGCCATGACGGGCGAAAACGTCTTGGTCATCCTCATTTCCAACGGCACGCGCTTGGTGGGCTATTTCTACGACACGCACAATAGCGATAGCGCCCGTTGGCAAACCCTGCATTTCAACGGCGAGGATAGCCCTATCGTGGACCAGGATTTCGTGACGGGCATCATCGCCAAGCATGGGCGGGATAGCGACGAGTTCCGCATCCGCGTCGCTGGCGAATTTGCTGCCGAGGAAGGGGTGGACGACCAGGGCTATGTTCCCCTCTTGGTCGAGGCCGACCTGCGTGCCGCGAAGGACACGGCGCTACGCGGGCGCATCCGCTTGGGCATAGACCCGGCCAAGGATGGTGGCGACGATATGTGCCAGGCGGCCAGGGATAGCCTCAAGGCGAAGATTTTGGAGCTTGAGAAGGTCAACACGCCCAAAAGCATCGCCCATCGCGCTGTGGGGCATATAAAGACCTTTGGCATAGACCCGGACGATGTGGCCTGCGACAACTTCGGGGAGGGCGCGAACGTGGCGCAAGAGGTGGCGCTTTCAAGCGTTGGGACCGGGCCGGACGGCAAGGCTCTCCCGAACCTTCGCATCAACGGCGTCAACGTGGGCGAGGGGCCGGATGACCCGGAGCGTTTCTACAACCGCCGTGCCGAGCTGTTTTGGAGGCTGCGCGAGTGGGTCAAGGCCGGTGGGGAGTTCTGCGACCTGGACAAGTGGCGCGAGGAGCTGTTGAGCATCCGCTATCGCCGCACGCCGGGGGCCAAGGACCGCATACAGATCATGCCCAAGCCTATCATGCGAAAGCTGGGCCTCAACCATGGCCGCTCCCCTAACAAGGCTGACGCCTTGGCTTTGACGTTCTACCGCCCGGACGTGGCCATACAGCAGTACGTCCAAGAGCCGTATATCCCGACGAGCAGCTACGAAACATACTGAAATATGAACAAATCCCTTGAAAAAGCTGCGGCCGAACAGATGAATACCTTATATGTTCAACAGTACAGGCTTATACTAGAGCATGTACCAAGGTGGCAGCGCTTCCTCATGGAGTGGTCACCCTTCTGGCGCAGATACTTCGACTACAGCATTACCCTCATGGACGGTGACCCGACGAAATTGACTCTGGTGCGGTCAACGGGCGGCAAGGTCCTGGTCATCGCGCGTAACTTCGACCTCGACGAATACCTAAAACAAAAAGGGCTATGCCCAACGACAGAGAAAAGATAGCTCTACAGCTATCACAAGAATACGAAAACGGCCTCGAATATAAGCAGGGCCGCGTTGCCAACTGGCAGCGCATCGAAGACCTGTACTTCGGCAGGGTCAAAAAGACGGTAAAAGGCCAGTTCAACGTCCCGCTCCCCATCATGTCCGGGTTCGTGGACACGATGCACTCTAAGGTGGACGAAAAGACCATCGTGCGGTTCAAGGAGGCCCACGAGAGCCTGTACCGCAACACGAAAAAGACCCAAGCCTTCTGGGATGCGGAGAGCAACAAGGACGACAACGACTTCGCGTCTAAGGATCTGAACGTCAAGAAGCTCGCCATCATGTCCGGGCGTGGCATCTGGCGGGTTTTTGGCGAAAGCAAGCCAAAGTTCAAGTTCAACCTGCGCCCGGTTGACCACTACGATTTCTACATCGACCCGATGACGCGCGGGGGCGTCGAGAACGCCCGTTATCTTGGCGAGGCTGGCATTTGGCTCTCACGCCAACAGCTCATCGACGGGGCGAATGACGGGATGTATGACGCGAAAGCGGTCGATACCCTCATCAACGGCCAGTCGGAGGACACCATCAAGGACAACGACGACAAGTACCGCAACAAGGCCAACCGCCTCAATGCCCTGGGCCTGACCGGCACGATGTTCAACTTCCAAGGGGAAGGCATGACGCAGTTTATCGAGAGCGGCACGACCTATAAGGGCAAGCGCATGTATGCCCTATGGAATTACGAAACCAAGCTCATCATCCGCTTGGAGGAGTGGGACAAGGTTTTCGAGAGCGGCATGTGGGCCTGGAAGTCTTGGGCAACCCACGAGGACGAGTTCAACTTCTGGTCCAAGGGGCCGTGCGACGACATCCTCCCGGTCGCGGAGAGCATCGCCGTCCTGTTCAATCAGGAGCTGACCAACCGCAATCGCCGGAACATGGGGCAGCGTGCCTATGACCCCGAGATGTTCCCGAACGCGGCACTTCTCGAGTTCCGGCCTGATGGGCTCGTGCCTACGGCCGCCGGGGCGACCAAGACGCGCCAGATCGCTAGCGGCATCTACCAGTTCGAGACGCCGGAGCTGCAAGGGACCATCAACCTCGTCGAGTACATGGATAACATGCTCGGCACGAAGTCGGGCATCACGGCTGGCTCCCAAGGGGCAGCAGAGGAGCAGAAGGTCGGCATCTACCAAGGCAACTTGCAGCAAATCGCTGACCGCCTTGGCCTGGTCAACAAGAGCTATACGAAATGCTGGCGCGCCATCGCTCGTGCCTTTGTGTGGGCCTGCAAGGAACATCTGAACGAGCAAATGGCCGTCCGTCTCATCGGGGAGAATGGAGTCGAATGGGACTACCTGCGAGGCCGGGACATCGACCCGAACGTCGATATCCTCGTGGAAAGCGGCTCGGCAGAGCTGGAAGTCGCCCTCGTCAAGAAGCAGTCGCGCTCGAACGCGCTCGCGGCTCTCAACGCCGACCCGGCGCTTCTCGCCGTGGTCAACCCCAAGTGGCGCGCTGAACAGACCTTGCTCGCCGGGGACTTCACCGATGAGGAGGTGCGGGTGGCCATGGACACCGAGACGACTGGTAATAAAACCGTCATGGCGCGCGCGTCCGAGGCCATCAACGACATTGTGGCCGGAAAGACGCCGAAGCTCTTTAGAGGGGCGAATACGGCCTTCCAGCAAAAGATTGTGGACTTCGCCTTGGACAATACCGACGATAACCTCGACCTGTACATGGCGCTCATGACCTATTCCGAAGCCCATGACGCCATCGTGGAGGAGAACATGGTGCGCGAGGCTATGCGCCGCCGCTCCCAGACCGGTCTACCCCCGGAGGAGGCCGTGCCGATGCCCGTCTCCCCTGCCCCCAAGCCACCGCTCAATCCGGCCATGGCCCTTGCCTAGACTATGCGAATACTGAACGAAGCCCAACGTATCAAGCGCCGGGAGTATGCAAGGGAGTGGATGCGTCGCCGCCGCGCTCCCGTGGTAGACGAGGACGACTTGCCCATCGCGCCCGGCCCTAGGCCGCGCATGTACCGCGACATCATGCGGGACGAGCGCCGGAAAACGTCGGTCCATGCGCGTTTCGACGATAAAATCACGGAGCTAATGCAGGCTGGCCGCATCCTGGTCTAGTATGCAGATCACGGCATCCACCCTCATCGCCAAGATTAATTCGTTCAATCGGTCCGAGTATGACAGCCGCGTGAACGCTATGCTCGACGGCTTCCTAGAGGCCGTGCGCGAGGTCCAGGCGGTCGAGGCTATTGCCGAGAGCGACATCATCAAGAAATTCGTCGGGAAGTGCGAGAGTCGCGTCAAGGAAATGGACACCCGCCTACTGACCGAGCGAAAGCTGTCCGACCTGGACCGTGAAAACCTGCTGGACAGGAAGGAGCTGTACCGCGATTTCATGTCCACCTTCGACCCCGGCAAACGGTGCGAGGAGATAGACCGTGCCATCGACAGCCTGATTGAGTAAATATGCAAGAATACATAGAAAATATCGTCAAAAAGTACACGGACTGGCGCATCAGGCGCTCCATGACGAACATCGCCGCGTTCGCCAACGCCAACAAGCGACTGCTCATAATCGTCGCTGACCCGAGGGATAATACCCTGTTCATGGCCCATAGGGGTCAACAAACGGGTGGTATCATAAAATCCGAGGATGGGAAGGACTGCAACGTGGTCCGCGAGGTGCTGAAAGTGTCCAAGTTCGACAAGAACGGGGCCATCGACAAGTTCATCGCCGCTATCATGTTCCACATGCAGACACCGCTCACCAACCCGCACGTCAACAACTTCTTTCAATGGGTAGACGGTGCGCTTTTTAACATCAATAAAGCAATCAAACGCATTTATGGGTAGACCGAAGAAGAACGCCGAGGTCCAAGCGGATCAGACGGAAGTCAAAGAGGTGGATACCGAGGTGGAAGTCGCCCCGGTTGAGGCTAAGAAGGTTCCCGAGGCCGAGCTGGTGGAGAAACGCGGGAAGTTCTCGCTTTTCAAGGCTGGCGACGAGTTCGTGGTGTTCAACGACAATAAGCAGGCGGTTGGCCGGCCAAAGACAGAGGCCGAGGGCCGCGCGCTCCTGACGGGTTGGAATCGAGCCTAGTCACTTAGACAAACAATAAAAGACTTGCGACGTTCGGAGGTTCTATATAGGCCTCGGAGCGATAGTTACTCGCAAGTCTCTATCGTTTCGTCGCCTGAAAGAGCCTCCGCATCGCGGGGGTTTTTTCGTAAATCAAGGCTTTTTAGCCTTTCTAAGCCTGGTCCGACTTCGACAGGACCACCGGCTAAGCGCCGGGACAAAAAACACTTATGTCACAAGACAATCAAGCGCTTGATAACGCTTCGCCCGAAGTTCGGGAGATTATCAAAGAGATGGAGGCCGAAAGCGCACCCGCGCCGGAGGCTAAGACGGAGACGGTGGAAACCAAGGAGGAGGTCAAACCCGAGGCTAAGCCGGAGGAGAAGGCCGAAGCCCAGGACAAGCCGGAGCCGGACGAAAACAAAAACAAAGTAGAACGCACCTCAAAATACGTTCCCGTTAGCAAGCATGTCGAGGAGCGGCACAAGCGTCAGGAAGCCGAAACTCGCGCCGAAAAGGCCGAGCGCGAAGCCGCCGAGCTGCGTGCCAAACTCGATGCCGCTTCTAACAAGCCCGCAGGGGAAGCGAACGATGATCTGGCGAACCTAGGCAAGTCCCTCGCTGAAAAGCACGACTTAGACCCCGGTTTCGTCAATGACTTGCTCGAAGGTGTATCCAAGCTCACGTCAAGGCAGCAAAAAGACCTGCCGCCGGAGCTGAAAGCAGACCTAGAAGCAATCAAGGCGGCTCGCGCCGAAGCCGAAGCCCAGCAACGTCAAGCTGCCGAGGATAAGCACTTCGACAGCGAGTTCGACAGCATCGTCAAAGAGTTCCCCGAGCTGGCTTCACGGAAAGAGGCTCTAAAAGAGCTGGCCTTTTCCGAGGAGAACATCAACACCAAGCTCCGCACGCTCGCCATCGCGTACAAGCACGATAACCCCGAGGCTCCGGGTCGCAAGACCATGGAGACGCCGGGAGGTAGCAGGAACGGCACTCGCGTCATCGACTACAAGGAAATGACCGAGGACCAGCTTGCATCCCTCTCCGGGGAGGAAATCGACAAGTACGCCGAGTGGCTGCGAAAAAATCCGAAAGGATAGCGACTTGGTGAGGCTCAAAACAAAAACCAATTATGGCAAATTCACTTTCAGCGGCCTCTCCCCTCTTGTGGAGCAAAATCATGGGCCGCAAGCGGTTCAAGACCAACGTGTTCCGCGCCTTGGCTTCGTTCGCCGAGCAGCCTTCCTTGACCTTCGGGTTGAGCGTTGACCGCCCGTACCGCTCGAACCTGGTCGTTGAAAACTACACGAAGGGTACTGCCGCCAACGTGCAGGACATCTCCGCTACCTCGGACAAGCTGGAGATCAACAAGCAAAAGACCATCCTTATATACATCGACACGGTGGATAAGCTGCAGAACAAGTACGACTTGATGCAGGTCAATGCCGAGGAAATGGGCAAGCGTCAGGGCGAGGCCATGGATGCCGAGTTCTTGTATGAGGTCATCAATGCCAACAACACCATCGACGCTGCCGACTTCGGCGGTTCGTCCGGCCAAAATCAACCGCAAGCTCAACTCGCAGAATTGCCCGGTGGAGGGCCGCTTCGCGGCTATTTCCCCGCAGTTCCACGAGATCTTGTGGAATTACATCTCGGGCAAGGAGAGCTTGCTTGGCGATAAGAGCGGCGAGTATGGGCATGTCGGCAAGTACGCTGGCCTCGACCTGTACCTGACCAACAACCTGACCGCTTCGGCTGTCTGGACGCCTGCCAACCAGCCTTCGGACGGTGACACCATCACTATCGGTGGCGTGACCTTCACCTTCGAGACGGGAACGCTCGATGCGGCCGGCAAGGTCAAGTCTGAAACCTCGACCGCTGTGACCCTCGACAACCTCGTGGCGTTCATCAACGCGGGCGGTGCTGGCGTGGCGTCGCAGGGCTATGACCTGTCCGTCGCCAACCAGCGCATCGTGCAGAACATGGTCGCTGTCGATGGCACGACCTATGTGACCGTCTACCAGAAGGGCGTGTCCTTTATGACGGTTTCCGGCTCTGATGCGACTGACACCTGGACCAAACCGACCCAGCATGTCCTCGCGGGCATGAAGAATGCTATCGACATGGTCATCCAGAAGGAGCCGACCGTGCAGATGGACGAAATGCTGTCTAACGGCAAGTTCGGTGTGAATGTCGGCTCGCTCGACGTGTTCGGCTGCAAGACCTTCAACCAGGGCAAGAACGAAATCGTCAACGTCAAGATCGACACCTCCGACACGACCTTGTTCGCCTAAGAGCAAACGAAGCTAACAGGCTTTCAAACTCTATGAACGAACAATGTAAACACAACGGAATGCTCGCAGCCGTGGCCCTCGGGGTCGCGGCTGTAGGCCTCGCGTTGTCCGCGCTCTTTCTCGCACGCCCGACCGTGGCCCCGGCCCCTGCGCCTGCCCCGGTAGTGGTGCTGCCCTCGGGCGCAAACGTCGCCTCTCTCCCGGCTCCTGAGCCGGAGGAGAAGCTAGGCGGGCTTGTCCACAACACCCAGGAGACGTTTGACGCAGGCATCGCCGTCAAAGGCGTTGCCGTCGTCGGCTCTGACCGCTCTGTATCGAGCACGAACCTGTACGTTACGGGCGTAGCCACCGGCAACGTCGCCGCCAAGCTGACCTCCACGATGTCCAGTTCGGCCACGACCACGGCCTGCTCCTTCTATAACGGGTCTGGCGTGGTTCGCACCGTGACCTCCGCTGGGGTGCGCGACCGTGGCACGGCCTCGTCCCTTGGCTCCGTGATCTGGTTGGCTGGTACGAGCACCTATCCGGGCGTCGCTACTGTGGCGACTGGAAAGGCGCTCAATACGGCAGTCGTCCGGCTGTCTGGTGTGGACCGCATCACGACCACCTCGACCCCGCAGCTTACAGCGTACACGGAATGGGCTAGTGGCGAATACTTCAACTTCGTCTCTGCCACGACCACGAACGCAGGAGCTTGCAGCTTGACGTACCTCTAACGGTGTCGTCCTTCATCCCCGGCTCGTCCGGGGATGGGCCGACTACATCGACCACCCTATGACCAAGTTCTTCGCAGGCGCAATCGTGGGCATCCTCCTCATGACCGCCGCAATCGCCCAGACCTCGCCAGCCACGAGACTTGGAGCGACGCCAGCCTCAAATGGGAGCTTCCCAGGCATCTACAACGCCACGCCGACTGCCCTTGGCGACGGGTACGGGGCCGCCATTCTGACGGATCGATACGGTCGTGTCATCGCCAGCTCAACGAGCCAATAATAACTATGGACAAAAACAAGATCTTTGCTGCCCTAGGTGCGCTGACCGGGTGCGCCTTCGTCACTCTCTCGGTGCTCATCGGGGTCGCGTACCTCAAACAAGAGACGGCACTTGGGGCCGCAGTCCCCTCAAACGGCAACCTGCCTGGCATCTATAACGCCACGGGTACGGACCTGGTGCTGCAAGACGGGTATGGTTCGGCTTTAGCGGTCGATAGGTTCGGGCGGCTCATTCTTTCGGCATCTTCGACGATAGGCGGAGGCGGGACTATCACTGGCACAGGCGTAGCTAATCAGGCAACATTTTGGGCTGGGACGTCAAACCTTGGAGGTGACGCGAATTACACTTATTCGACCTCCACTAACTCACGCACCCTACAGGTGGCGGGCAGCTTAGGCACAAACACATCGACCGTTTCATCCACTCGTTTCGTTGCTCAATCTGGCGTAAGCGCGAGTAACTGGCCTGTTCAGTATTCCTTCTCTAGCGATGAAGATACCGGTTTTTCACAGACATCAGACGGCGTTGTACGCATCATACGGAATGGTGTTTGGAGCTGGATGTTCGGCTCACAGACGCAGGTCAACGCGACAGTCATACCGACGGCAAATCTCACCTACGATCTTGGCAGCGCCACTTCTCCATTCTATAGATGGCGATATTTGTACGTTGGTGGCGTGTATTCGTCATCAACATCGCATTTTGACAGCATAAATCTAACATCGTCGAGTACAAATATAACGGCTGGCGGCATAAATCTACAAAAACCGCTCATATTATCCGCTGGCGGCGGCATGCCAAACGTGACTAACGGTGCCGGAGGCCCGACACAGCTTGAAATGCCGACCAACTTCCAAAATGAGAGCGTGCTTCAATTCTCCCCATCTTCGCTCAACAAAGCGACTTGGAAGGTAGCGATACCGAATAATTGGGACGGCAGCACGGTCACGGCGACCCTAATGTTCACAACAACGTCCACGAATACGGGAGGTGTAACTTGGGGTGTTCGCGGCTTTGTTGTGGCATCTGGTGGGGCGATAGATGGCACATGGGGCACGACTTCGACTGTCACAACGCCGCCAAATGGCACGTCGCTCACCATGACGTACACATCAGGTACGACTGTCGCTCTCGGCGGTTCCACTTTTGGCGGTCGTGTTGCGTATATAGAAGTTTCTCGTGATGGGGCGGCATCGGCAGATACCCAGACTGCATGGGCAGGCCTTTCGGCTGTGTATGTGAATTTTGGCGTCAAAAGTCTAAGCGATGTTCGGTAAATATATGCTTTACAAAGCGATGTATCTTCAGGCAGGTGTGATGGTTCAGATCTACAATGACGATGGCAGCTTCCCTGACAAGGCGAACAACGGTTTTATTGAGGGGAAAAACGTGTCTCCTGAGCTTATCGACTCAGTGGCTAAGACCATGATGGCTCGCGTTCTTGACGAGCGGACGCCTAGACTCCTCCACCCGAAAGTTTTTGCAGATACGGCCTCCAAAGTGGAGGCGTCAAAAATGATTATCAAAGATGATGAGGTGCGTGAGGTGACGCTAGATGAAATCAGCGCCCACATGGACGCCTTGGCCCTGGTCGGCGGCGATACGCTCGTTTTGGCCGAGAAACGCCAGCAGGACGGGGATTTGGTGCAGGCCAAAGAGAGTATTGTTGTCGAGCCGGTTGTCGATACGGGTGGTGAAGGCATCTCAGAATCTGTGGGTGAAATTGTTTAGTTATGGCCTGGCCCGCAAGTGAAAACTTTGACTCATACGCAAATGGAGACGCGCTGAACGGAAAAAACGGCGGGTCTGGTTGGAGTAGTGCCTGGGCATTAGCTGGCGGCGCGCCGACAATATCAAACGCGCAAGCGCAATCCGGCACGCTATCCGCGAAGTTCACGGGCGCAGATGATTACGCATATCGCAACTTCACCGCATCTGATGGGGATGAGATGGAGATTTATGTTTTCCCGACATCAGGGACGACCAACGCATACGGGGCGATAGAGTTCCGATCTGGGGGAAGTTCTCGTGCGGACATTCGCGTAAATTACTTGTCGAATGGCGCCCTATATGTAAATGACGGCGCTTCCAATGTTAATGTTGGGACAGTTACAGGAGGCGCGTGGAACAAGATTCGGGTCGTTTTGCGCGCGTCAACAAATAAGTTTGATGTTTACCTGAATGATGCGTTGGTCGCTAGTGACTACAACATGACGAATTCCGGTGCCATTACGCGCATGTATATAAATTGCAGCACTTCCGGTGGCGAAAGCGTGTATTACGACTCGATACAGCCATATACAGCACCAGCCCCATCCGCGCGTGCCATGACGAATATGCGAGGTCCAGGCGGTGGGGCTTCTGTCGGTCCTCTCACATTTTAGCTGCGCCGCAAAATAGGCGAATACAAAAAGTATATGTCCACTTTGGAAAAAGATGTCGAGCAAGTGCTAGAGGGAGAAAAGAACGCATACGAGCTACTTATTAGGCTTGATGAGCGCACAAAGAGCATCGTTACGACACTAGGCGCATTCCAGGTTGGATATGTCACAAAACAGGAGTTTAAGCCAGTCAAGGATGCCGTTGACAATGTGCCGGAGGCATACGTTAGAAAAGAGGATTTTTCGCCTGTCAAAAACGGCTTTTATGCGGTGGCAGGTTTTATCCTTCTTGCAGTCCTCGGCGCGATAACTGGACTCGTGGTCCGTAGCAGCTAGCTTCGTGAGGCTGCTTCAGTCGCTATGAGGCGACTGAAGGAGGCTGTCATGAAGGCAGAGGCGACATTCAAAGGGCAGCGCATTATCGCGGTCATCCCGGACATTCCATTCAACAGCCAAGCCATAGCTGCGCTCATTACACTTCAACGACATGCCCCAAACATGGATATTACCGTGTTTGTCGCGGAGCAGATATTCAAGGCGAAGCTGCATCAAATCAACCTTGATTTTCAGACACTCCTCGCTCTCAATCCCGGGGCATAGCTCGTAGGCCGTCTAGATCTGGCCTCTTTTCCCAAAATAACTATGAAACAAAAACATATCGCGTTTGCTACTAAGGACCGCTTAGTGCAGCCCACGGGCGGCCTAATTGCGTCCGAGGTGGACGGGCAGGACCACATACTTGGGGCTGTTGGTGGGATAGCCGGGCCGGACTTCGAGATGCTTGTGCCGGACGGTCAATGGACGGCTTATCTCCCAGAGGGCGAGCTACAGCGCAACCGCTTCGGGGATACGTTCATGTGCGTCTCCTTCTCCTGGAACAACATCGTCGAGTTCCTGGCCAACCGACGCTACGGGGAGGTGCTCAACATGAGCGATGTCTTCCTTGGTTCCGGCTCCGGGACCATCCGCGGCCAAGGGAACAGCAAGCGCGCGGTGGCCGAATGGGCGCGCCGCAACGGCTTCGTCCACGAGACGGACTACCCGTACACCGAGAGCATGACGCTAGACCAGGCGTATGCCCCTCTCGTACCCCCCTTGCTGGCCAAGGGCAAGGCAAATTTGGACAAGTGGGCCTTCTACTGGAAATGGGTCGGTAACAACTCCCCTGCGGCCCTAAAGGACGCGCTGCGCTTCTCCCCGGTCCAGGTGGATGTCACCGGGTTCTACGACATGAACGACAAGGGCATCGTCGTGTGGAACAGGGAAAAGCCTCAATACGCCCACGAGGTCACGGTGTTCGGTTACGAGGAGGGCGTATGCTGGCACGTCTTCGATAGCGAGGCAACGCAATTTATCCGCTTTGATTGGGCCTATCCGTTCGGCAGTCCACTCGTTGTAAGCGCAAAAAAAAAGATGAACATACAGATATTGAAGGAGAAAGGGAAACCGGCCTTAGCTGTCAAGCATTTCTCCGAAAACTGCATGATTGGTTTTTCCGGCGGTACGGTCGAAGCGCAAGCCTTGTTTAAGAGCCTCTACGGCATTACGGATTTCCGGGAACTGCCGATCAAAGAGGTAGACAAGTTCCCCTGCCCTATGAGCCATTTAATCGTCACTCGTCACGTCTAATATGTCCCCTATTTTTAAGCTCGACCTAAAAGACCTTCTCAAAGGCCTCGTCGTGTCCGTCCTTGCGGCCGTATTCGCGGCCATGGGAACGATGATTAGCAACCAAGGCTTTGCGCTCGATGGCGCCGCCCTTCGGACCATCGCCGCGGTCGCCGTGACCTCCGCGCTTGGCTATTTGAGCAAGCAACTCCTGACGACCGAAGACGGCAAGCTGATGGGCAAGCTGTAAAAATATGACAACACAGCAAATTATCGACTTTTTCGAGAACCTGGTCGATGACACGCTCGATGCGGATTTTGCTGTTGACCTGGCGAATAACGCCAAGGACAAGATTGAGGGCGAGCGGCCTTGGGCCATGGTCAAGCGGCTGGACAGCTCGCAGTCGGCCAGTTCTGCCGCCAAGACCCTGCCGACGGGCTACCTAGGGACGATTGAGATGCGTATTTCCGGCGCATCAAACCCCTTGATACAGGTTCCGTTCGAGAAGCAGGACTTGTACACCGGGGGCGGGTATTGGTACTTGGACATGGCCAACAGCCAGTTCTACCTCACCGGATCGAACCTGTCGGGGACCATCAAGCATTTCTACAAGAAGCAGACGGACGACCTGACGCTCTCCACTTCCCCCATCTGGCCCGCCAAGTTCCACAAGCTCATCGCCTTTGAGATGGCCGAGCTGTTCTTTGCTATCGACCAGGGCGACCGTAGCCGGTCTTGGGATGATAAGTGGTCGGTCCAGCGCGAGCTATTGCGCCGCGCCATGATTGACTGGGACGTAGCCTTGCAGCAGGCGGCTATCGAAAGCGGCCAGTATGCAGAAGGGAGCCAGCAGCCGGACGTGGCGAACGGAATAATGGGCTAGCTATGGAGGACTACCGGGTAACAGCGTTCAAGCACGGGGTCGTCGATAGCATCGAAGACCAGAGCATCCCTGATGGTGCGGCTTCGGATGCGCTAAATTGGCTCACGCAAGGCGACAAGATAGAGCTTCGTCGGGGCTCCCGCGTGATCGGGACGGAAATCGCCGGGACTGGCCGGGTTACGGGCATCCATACCGCTTTCAAAGCCGACGGCACGGAGGTCTACTACCGCGCCCGTGGCAAGAAGGTCGAATATACGACCAACGCCGTTGATGGTCCATGGACCGAGCTCGGTTCCGACATCCTCGGAACGGCCGCGGACGGCGAGAACGTCTTTTTTGCCAACTACTCGACCAATGCCGGGGCGATGATGTTCTTCTCGTCCCCCAACAGCTCCTTGTTCAAGGTCATGGTGGCCAATCCGGGGAGCTATACGGACCTCTACGACAGCACCAAAAACTTTAAGGGCCTCATAGCAATCCATCAGAACAGGATGCTCTTGTGGCAGCGCACGACGGACATAACCGCGCCATACGGCTCATACATCGACACGGCGACCTATACGACCGTTTCGGCAGAGGCGACCACCTCGCTCTCCGGCACGCTCGCGTTCAAGGCGGCCGGGCCTAAGCGGACGTGCTTTGGCGTCGCAATCACCATCACGGCTTCCGGGGAGGTCTATACAGACAATTACAACGGCGTCCTGACCGGCTCCTTGGGCGGTACGGGGACCATCAACTACACGACCGGGGAATACACCTTGTCGAACGCTGGCGTCGGGACGGCTGACTACCAATGGGAGAACAGCAACGCGGCGGGCATCACGGACTTTTCCAAGTCTACCCCGCGCACGGCTGGCCAGGGCTTCGTATTCCGGCAGGACGACGGCGGCAGCAAGCTCATGAACATCTTGCCCATCGGAGACACGCTTTTCTGCCTCCATGAGCACCGTTCCTGGGCCTTGACCCTCACGGCGACCGATACGGCGGCCTCGAACGATATCTTCCGGGTCAATGTCGGCATCCCCTCCCCTCGCGCGGCTATAGCGGCTGGGGACGGCATCTATTTCATCGACACAACTGATCCGGCTAACCCGCAATTCAAGAAGCTCTACCCCTCCGGCGCGTCCGGCAACATCGTCCCGTCCGTCGTAACCGAGAACGTGGACCTAACGGGCTATATCTTCGACGATTGCTGCATGGAGGAGTGGGGCGATTACATCACGTTCACGGGTCGCGCATCGGATTCTACGGTCAATAACCGCCTCTTTGCCTTCCACAAGCGCTGGAAAAGCATCGACATCCTGGACTATTACGTCTCCTGCACGACCAAGGCCAACGGGACGCTCATCGCAGGTGAAAGCATCTCGAACAACGTCATCACCCTCTTTTCCGGGTTCGACGATAGCGATTCCCTCATCAACAACTATTGGGCTGGCAACAACTCGAACCTGAAACGTCCGGGCAATCTCAAAAAGGTGAAGCGTCTTTGGATAGAGGGCGAGATACAGGAGGCGCAATCCTTCGATGTGTACCAGGAGAACGACCGGGGCGGCATGGCCCTCGTTGGGACGGTCGATGGAAGCGAGAGCTACGTCGATACCAGCCAATCCGTCCTCGTCGGGACGCATACGGTCGGCTCCAAGGAGGTCGGCGGCGGCGCCTCAACAGTCGAGGCGTATCATTATCACGCGCCTATCCACCTACGTTTGGACAAGTTCATGGATAGAAAACTCAAGTTCGTGGCCCGCGGCATCGGGTACGCCTCCATTTCGGCCATCACCGACCACGACATCCGCACCCATGAGGCCAAACTTCCCCGAAAATACCGCTCATAATATGAAAAAGCTCTTAACAATCGCACTCTCGGTGGCTCTCCTGGCCTCATCTTTGCCGGTCGCAGCCGCTCCGTACACGGTCAAACGCGGGGATACGCTCTTTGGTATCGCCAAGCGGTCCGGCACGACGGTCGCGCAGATCGCTGCAGCGAACGACATAGCCGACCCCGACCTCATTCTTGCCGGGCAGGTTCTAGAGATTGACGCTTCCCTTGGAGCCAACCTCCCTATCGTGGTTGCGGACTTCGACGATAGCCTCGCCTCGCGCATCACGTCATCGGCATCTAGCCTCACCTTGACCCGCGGCACGGTTCCCGGTACGGGTACGGCCCTCTCCGGGCTGTACGGGTTCCGCATTGACGACGAGTACATGACGGCGACCTGCGTTTCGACGGCCTGTACCATTGTCGCGCGTGGGCTAAGCCCGGTGGACGGTTCGACCGAGGTATCGGCCCTCAAAGCCGAGCATCGGCGCGGCGCGGTGGTCAAGATATCCAACTTCCCGCAGCTCGCCCTAATTACGCGGATGTTGAACGGGCAGGATTCCATACCGGGTAACATCTATTCGTCCTCGACAACCTACATCCCACCATCGGCGGCTTATTTTGCCTCGAAGTATTACGTCGACAGCGTCGGCGCGGGAGGGTTCACGGCGGCAAACGTCTCATCAACGGGTGGTTTGACAGCCATATCTTCCGGCATACCTAACTGCTCAACGGCTGCGGCGTGCGCGATTGTAAATGTTTCCTCGACTGGCGGGTTGTATAGGAATCCGACAACGGGCGAGATGGCTTTTGGCGGTGTGGTGAACACGTCTACCGTATTCAATGGGACGGCTTCGTTTATTGGAAACGCGACCGCAACGGCTAGGTTCGCATTAGTCAACGCGCCCACAACAACCTTTGACGTTGTGAACATGGGCGCGCTTGGAAACCTCGTTGCGACTGGCACGGCAGGGACTACGATAACCGCCGGTAGTCTACTCGTTCTTTCGTCAACTAGTTCTCGCCTGTTCCTGGCGGATTCTAGCGTATCGACTACAGCCTGGGCGTATGTAGGAGTGGCTTTGAGCGCTGCGACCGCTGGCAATTCAGTCAGCTTCGCTAGGCATGGTGCTATCGTCGGGGGCTTCTCTGGCCTTTCACCCGGAAGTAAATACTACCTTTCTACAGGCGGGGCCATAGCTCTATCGCCAGGCACTATCCCGGTATCCGTCGGTATAGCCTATTCGACATCGACAATGCTCCTCCGTAAGCCCGAGTTCAGGGCAGTTACGGCTGGAACAAGCGCAAACGTATGTAATGGCGATCAAGCGATAACTGTACCATTCACTCCTACAAGAATTGAGCTTGAAGGTGGAAATACAAACAGCCTTGGAGCTTCCATAGGCACTTGGACTGCCCTATCTAGCGGCGCCTCTACTTCAAGGGCTATAGGAGGTTCGATAGGCGCGACGAGTTATTTCGTACACTCGGGTACTTCTGCACTTTATTGGGCAGAAAGCGGCCCTACGACATTTTCCGTTGCCGTAGTGACATCCACATCTGGCTTTAACCTCATTTGTACGCAATCTGGTAGTGCCAGGACTGTGAATTGGACCGCTTTCTACGACGAGCAGTAAAAATATTATGCCCACGCAAACAAAAGACCCGTTCGTTTCCCAAGACCCCAACGTGCAGGCCCGTCTTATTGCCATGGGGGCAAAGGGCGCATCCGCGGACACGGCGGCCATGACCCAGGCGGTATCCATGAAAACGCCCGGCGTCCTTGTTCGCGGTGGGACGGGCGCAGATGGGACACAGTACCAG